ATAGAGATGGTGATCTGGATGGGGGAGAAACCTACGTTGGCATTCCAATAGTAAATGCCTTGGCCACGCGCCCCGTAGATTAAGTCTTCGCCAAAGTTTTGCTGGTTCCACAACTGCAAGGAAGTAGAAGTACTAGAACCTACGCCCCACGCACCGCCGCTCCAAGTACCACCGCCCCAGCCAATTAAAGGAATCTGGTAAGACGGCCCGGTATTATTCTCGTATTGCGTTACAACAGAACCGCCACCAGGGGAGCCAGAAGCGTCTGCGCCATTTGCAGTGGCTGACACCGTGATGGTGTAAGTATTGTCGGTAACATAGGTAATCTGAAATGTGTTTGCAAGCACAGCCGCAGTGATGTTGCCGCCAAGTCCTACGATACCCGCTCCGCTATAAATAACAAAGTCACCCCCAACGCAGCCGTGATTGGCATCAGTAACTGAAATAACAGCCGAACCATTGGTAGCCGTGAATGGGTTGGTAAGCGTGATTGTTTTGCGTATCGGGGTGATGTCGTAATAAGCGCCGCCGCTCATGATGTAGAACTTGAGGTTTGTTCCAACACCAACTAAGTTTAATGACGCAAGAGTAATCCAGTTCCCAAGAGAACGGCAGATGCCAAGGAATACGCCACCAGCAAACGTAGTCCAACCACCAATCTTCTCAGGGTTACCTTGACGAAAACGAACCTTGTCGCAGTCATACCAACCACCCTCGGTGGTGTATCGTGTGTTTTCTTTGTTGACACCCGGTTTAAATAGGTACTTGGCAAGTGGCATAGTTAACCAACGTTACGTTCAAAGTGAGGGCAATCCACCAAAGACTTGAAGTTGCCGCCCCAACGGTTCTTGTGATACAGGGACTCCCAATACGCACCTAGTGGCGCGAGAATGCCTTTATCCCAAATGATTTTGCCGTCACGGAAGAAGTTCAAATCTATGGCGCAGCGCTTCAGATGGATGGAATTCATAGTCTTGGAACGCCCCGTCTTAAAATAAATGGCTTGCTGTTCGGGCGTACGAGCAAGTTCCCCGCCGGTCACCACAAACCCTTGGTCTGTAGCGTACTGGATTAGCTTGCACATGTCCAGCAAAAACGCAGCTTGTTCGGTGCTTAAACTCATTTTTTGCCTTTCATATCAGCTAGTTTCTCAATGGTTCTGCCGCCAAAGTATGCGCCCATTATCAGCATACCCCAGTTACCCAGCAAGGTGACATAGGACTCATTGGCGTTGTACCCATAGGCAGACATCATGGCAAACAAGAAATAGCCCAGAAAAATGGCAATCAGGCTCATAGGGCGAATGTTCTTGGACAGCCAGGAGTCGCTGTTCATATCAGACTTCCAACGGTCTGTAACGTTGTTATCCTCGTTCTGTGCGGCCTTGGCAAACATTTCCAGTTCAGCTAACTCCAGCTTGGCCTTCTCAATACCTAGCTCAAGTAAGCGTTCTTCATGCTCAAACTGCAACTGGCGCAGGTTGCTGACATCTTCTGCGGTTGGGTTGTCGGGGATCTTCACGCCCAAAGTTTTCTCAACCACTTCCTTGCCCTTGGCTTGGATAGCAGACGACAGCAAGGTAAGCCCGTTTTGGGCTAGGCTACCTAGGAGGGATGCGACTATTGGAATCATCTCGTTTTTCCTCAAATTAAACTTAATCTACCGCCAACACGATAATCTTTAGGCATTTCAATTTTGCCACCTTTAGCAAGTTTCAATGGGTTTAACATATTTATTTCATCCCCCGCACCGGGGCGACGGCCCCCTAAACCTGTGCTAGAACCCGCCCCCCTAATTGGCTTTTGGCCCAAACCGCCTTCCAGAACTTCAGTGATTGCAGTACCAAAATGGATTCCTTTACCTGTGTCACCTACAGGGCTTTCGCTCCTGTAAATCTCAACTGGATGTAAACCTACGCTTGGCTTTGTTGTAAATGGCACTTTTGCAACCACAGAACCCGCCTTTTTTGGACCGTAGTCTTCTAGCAATTTAATTTGGGCGTTACCTGTTGGTTTGCCATCTGCGCCTATTTCTGGAAGTAGCTGCGTTGCTACATCTGCGTTCTGAAGCCAGCCAGCCAAAGCCGCCGTAGAAGGTTTGTCCACATACACAGTCTTGCCAGACTTTGGCTGTATGCCTGTTGTTTTGTCTCTGTGTTTTTCGCTACTTCTGTTTCTTATGGTTTGACTGCCGGGCAAGTGGGCATAGGTAGATCCACGCTCAGTGCGATACATATACTCCACATCTGGTATATCTTTAAACGCCTCGTAGTCCATTATTTTTCTTCCTTGCGTTTCTGTTGTTCAATGTCTCTGCGTAACTTTTCCATCTTCTCAATCTGTATCTTGGCTTGATGCTTGGCCTCAAGGACATCCAAGTACAACATCCCAAGAAGCGGGAGCAGCATTACTACAAGCAAACAAGCGGCAATCCAGCCCACAACTATCTCCCAATCCTGTGCAAGAGGCCGAGGAGCAACCACATATATAGGAGGAATAGGATAGTCGCCAGCAGATACGCCTGCCTTTCTTTTAGGAGCCGCTCCTCCTCTTTGCGTTGCCATGACTCATCATCCCGCTTCTTCCTTGCCCTGTCCTGCTCTATCTTGATGACATCCCGCATATCAAACACCTTGGAATACAAAGCTCCCATCTCTTTCGGAGCGCCGTATACCATTGCCTCTCTTATCTCCGTCTCCAACAGCGCCATTTGGTCTTGAGCCATTACCCGCTTCAGGGCGGCTTCCATTAGGTTAGCGTCAGGGTCGTAGACAGTTTTGCTCTTCTCTTCCTCTTCCCTTATGTGTTCAGCAAGCTGTTCTTGCAACTTGAAAAACTGAGAAAGCTGAGTAACGATGTCAGCCATGACTTGGGTTTCGTTGACGGCAACGTAGGCTTCTTTCTTTTTCGCCACAGGCTTGGGGCTTGAGGCGGGCGGTGTCCCAAAGAGCTTTGCCCAGAATCCTCTGACTGCTTTGACATCTGAAGTAACTTCATCAACAGTCTTTTTGATCTCCATGAAAGACGTTTTAGCGTCTTTATAGAGTTTGCACCCCTGCTTGATGGCGGCAACGCAAGCGTTAGCTGCAAAAAGGATGCTGAGGGGGTCCACATCTCAATAAGTCCAACGAGCTTTAAGCTGTGGTGGCTCAACCATTTTGGCAATCTCTTCTGCGTAATACTGCATACCAAACTTGCCATCAACCCGCACATCGTGATTTTCTGGGGGTACAAATAGTTTGTTGGTGTCCTCAAACCGACCCGCTTTGATGCGATCCACCCACACAATAAAGTGGGCGCCAAAGGCTTCCCGTGTTTCAGGTGTAGGGCAAACAAAGTCAGCGATCACATGAGCGCCGTATCTGGAAGCAATGTCGCACATCACACCCATACGCCTTGCGTGTTCTAGCCTATCAGCCACGCTAAAACCCAGATCCTTATTGATCTCCTTACGCACTTCGTCGGCATTGAAGTGGACGCAGGAAAGCTCCCTTGCCAAGGCTGTAGCAAGAGTGGTTTTACCTGCGCCGGGCAAGCCCATGATTAGAATTTTCATTTGACTTTATACAGTTGTTTAACCGCAAAGTCTGGTGCTGGTTTGCGCCAAAAGTCTTTACCAGCGTACTTTTCCCACACTGACTTAGGTAGGATGGATGGGCGCTCTTGCCAAGTGACTTCCTTGCGTACTGTGTGTAGACTCTTCATGTTCAAGGCTTTGTCATACGTCTCGTTCTCGTACTCAACATTCTTGAAATCGTGGTCAAAGTAGGGCTTGTTGATAAAGCCATACAACTCCCGCATGACGCTCTCAGGTTGCTTGCAAAGCATCTCGTACTCCACCAACATAATCATGTCAGGGTTTAACAACAAGCCTTCTTCTAAAAAGTAGTAGGGCTTGACTACCTGACCCTCTTTCTTTACATCCATCAGGGCATCGCACCTTGTGGTGACTGTCTGCCTAGCTTCATCATCTGTGAGGGTTGCGCCGTACAGAGAGTTTTTGGCTGAAATGCGCTCAAAGCTGTCCAATATCCAAGGCAAGTCACGCACACAGCAAATGATCTTAGTTTGCGGATACAGGTCTTTGAGGAGTGATGTCTTGGCAGTCCAGCCCCTGCTGGTGTCAAACACTGTGTTTGGCGTGACTGCTTTGTAGTAAGCCTCAAATACGTCTTTTAGTATCTGCTTACGTCTGTCTTCATCTACTAGGTGGTTGCTCTCACTGCCAGTAATGACATTGATGGTTGATGTAACCAAGCCTTGTACGGGTGAGGAGATGTCTGCGTAAAACTCTGGGTTCTGACGCAAGATAGCCGAGAGCAAGGTAGAGCCTGACCTTGGTAACCCACTGATGAAGAAAAACTCTTTCATACTGCTGGAGTCTGTGGAATCCAATTGACCGTAGCTTCGTCCCATTGGTAGCGTACATTGCCACCATTCATTACTGCATCAGCGGGTCTTGCTACAGGTGCAGCCCAAGTCATTGTGTCAAGGTAGCCAATCCAAGATGGGTAAGGTCTACGGGCTTCATGTTCTGCAACTTTAGCGGCATTAAATTCTGCTTCAGTCAAGACTTGTAGAACACCAGCAATAGTAGTGTCAGCATCGTCATCACAAGTGCCGTAATATCTTGGCGCTCTCAAATATGTGCCTGTTGCGTCTGTGGGTACAGGCCATGTAGAACTGTCGTGCCATATGTGCGTATAGCCCTTGACAGCAGGCATTGATGGGCCTGTGCGTTGTGGCTCTGATGTGCAGACTATTTTGGTTACTGCGTCTACTTCTGTTATGCAAATGTACATTGTGATGCTCCTTGAAAATTAAACTGCAACTCTGCGGACTGCGCGGACAAAATAATAATAAGTTTTATTTCTTACTCTTTGAAAACCGTCATAAAAACGCTGATGATAAACAAAACGTATATCTGAAGAATCACTTGTACTACTCCAATAAAATCCCGCACCACCTGAATTAAAAGTTTGCGCCCCTGTGCTTTGAAAATCTGCGGCAGATGTTCGCGCAGGATCGCCAGAAGTGTAATTACTCGCCCTTGCGGGCACAGCGTTTGCGTTTATTCCTGAACTTGTATTATTTGCGCGTGTTGTTGGCTTTAAATTGTAGTAACACACTTCAAGCTCGTTTTTGGCTGGCATGTACCAATCAGTAAAACCTCCAATTGTTAGCCCCTCGCAAAACTGTGCAGCGGGGAAAGTAGCACTGTTCATGAGTGCGCTATTGGCTGGGCCATTAATAACAGAATATGTTCCTGCTGTGACTGTGGCAGTAGTTTTTGATTGCACACTTGCGTTTTGCGCTGATGCTACCGGCCCAATAACTAAGTTGTAGTCAGCGATGCTATTTCCTGCTGTTGAGATTTGACCCGCAAAGAACCCGCCTCCAAAGGCTTCACCAATTGCAGGAAGTGTAGTTATTGAATTACTTGCCGCACTTGCCGCACTTGTACCAACAGCATTGGTTGCTGTAACAGTGAACGTATAACTTGTACTCCCAGTTAACCCTGTAACAGATATAGTGCCGGAACCTGCTTGACTTAATGTGCCTGTGCCGCCAGAAGGAGATGATGTGGCCGTATAAGATGTAATAGCAGTGCCGCCGTTACTTGCTGGGGCTGTGAATGCCACCGTTGCTGTAGTTGAGCCTGTTGTGGTTGCAGTGCCAATTGTTGGCGCACCGGGGACAGTAAATGAAGGCCACAGCCCCTGCTTCTTTAAATTCATTGCTTGGTCAAGCGTCCACACGCCTTTAGCCACCAAAGCTGTTGGCGCTACTGGGGATTTGGTGATGAAACCGCCGGGATATTTTTGACTCATGGCTGTTCCTTAAACTGCGACTCTACGGACTGCACGGACACGCCTTGAAACTGTCTTAAAGTTAGCGTCTTGATCTCCGTTGTTATAAATAGCTTGGCCTCTACCGTATGCATTAGCCAATTGAGTACTACACCAATATTGGCTACTAGCAGTTGTTGCAAAGGCTTCTGAACCACCAGATTGAAAAATTACGGCTGTTGTTTGGGCAGGATTTCCAGCAGTGTAATTACTTGGTCTAGAGGGAACGGCATTAAGGTTTGTGCCTGAACCTGTAGTATTTGCATCTGTTGTTGGTTTAAGGTTGTAATAGCAAATTTCCAACTCATTCATAGCTGGCATATACCAGTCAGAAAAACCACCAATAGTCAAACCTTCACAGAACTGTGCGCATGGATATGTAGCACTGTTCATTGTTGCGCTGTTGGCGGGGCCATCTATTACTGAAGTAGGGTCAGGGCCAGTATTTGAAGTCTTCCACTGTAAATTGCTTTGTGCTGAAGCCACAGGGCCAACCACTAGGTTGTAGTCAGCAATCCCGTTTCCTGCGGTAGAGATTTGACCCGCAAAGAAACCGCCACCAAAGGCTGAACCAACAACAGGAACAACAGCAGGCCAAATATTTTGACCCTTAGCTTGCATCTGCTGAGTAACTGTCCACATTCCAGAAAAATTAGGCATATGTTTCCTTAGACTGCGACACGGCGGATGGCTCGGACATAGGTAGAATAGTTTTTAGTGGTGTTGCTCTGAAAGCCGTAACCAAAGCTCTGTAGCCATGCGGCCGTTGCAGAACCCTCAGTGCTAGACCAATAAAAGAACGCTGCAAAGTCTTCTGCGCCTGTAGACCTAAAATCTGTAGCTGACGTTTGCGCTGGTGTTCCAGTAGTGTAGTTACTGGCTCTTGCAGGTACTGCATTTGCATTTATGCCAGATAATGTGTAATTTACTGTTGTAGTGGGTTTTAAGTTGTAGTAGCAGACTTCTAACTCGTTTTTTGCTGGCATATACCAATCACTGAAACCACCAATAACTAAATCATTGCAAAAGTGTCCTGCTGGGTAAACCGTTGAATTACCATCAGCAACAATATCTACTGTATTTTGAGGCCCGTCTATATCACTATCAGCACCAGCAGTAGCTGTGTTTGCATTTTTATATACCTTACTAGAACTTTGTGCAGACGCTACTGGGCCAACCACAAGATTATGCGTAGCTACACCAGAAACACCTATCTGCCCCGCAAAGAAGCCACCGCCAAAAGCATCACCAACAGCTATAGGACTTGCGCTATTACTTGCTGCACTCAAAGGGCTTGGGCCATAGGCGTTTGTAGCAAAGACTTTGAATGTGTACGCAGTAGACGCTAACCCTGTCACTGATATTGGGGAACTTGCCCCAGATGCACTTGTTGTAGAACTGTCTGAGGTCTTGATTGCCTGAACTGTAAACCCCGTAATAGCCCCACCACCCACATTAGCGGGTGCGGTGAAAGTCACAGAAGCTGAGTTAATTCCAGCCGTAGCCGTACCAATCGTAGGTGCGTCAGGAACCAGCAACGGGTTGTACCCCGGCAAAATAATACCAGCTTGATAGCGCATCGACATAAGAAATCCTTATGTAATTTCTTCAAAGCTGATTGTCGCAACCAAGTCACTTGCCGTGCCAGCAGTCGCGCCAATAGACTGGTTCTCCAGCAAATAGAACGAGGTGGTCTTGTCGGTCACGATCAGTGAAGCGTCTGCTGGAACAGAGATAGTCGAGGCAATAGGTAATGGTGATCCACCTAGCGCAGCAGCAGAAAAGATGCTTACTGTGATGTCAGCCGCCGATGTTCCATCTACGTTGGCAATCAAAATTGAATTGATCTTGAAGACCTTGCCACTTGATGCAGCGTTAGACGCTAGTTGAGTGGCGCTTGTGCCTACAGCAATAGAAAGCGAGTTGCCAATGATGCTTGTGACGTTGACTATGTTTGGGTTTGCCATGAGAACTCCTTCAGATAGAGAATATTAAATCAAAAGCGATAGATTTACCAGCAGTAATACCTGAACTGGCAGCGGCGGCAATTGTTTGGTTAGGCCATGTACCTGTGATGGTAACGTTTGATCCTTGAACCAAACTTGGAGTGGCTGTACCCGAACCGCCATTTACTACTGGAAGAACTCCAGATACGTCCGTGGTCAACACCACCGGGTTACTGACAATCTTTACAAAGTCAGAACCGTTCCACGCTACCAATGCACGGGCGCCAGAGGGGATAGTGACACCAGCCGTTGGGCCAGAGCCGCGAACAACAATAGACCCAGTACCTGCGTTAATTACAACATAAGCTTTGCTCTGGGCAGGAGCTGTAATATTGCGTGTTGTAGCACCGTTACTAGCTGTCCACAAAATGACTGCATTACGCGCCTGATTGTCCGCGCCGTTAGTTGTCGTGAGCGTTACATCCGCATTGGCTGAAAGCGTGACCGTACCGGCTACCGCATCATCGAGCAAGTCGGTAATTGCAGTGTTGACCGTTGCGCCCCAAGTACCTTGCAAGTCACCTGTGGTCGGAAGAGCCAAGCCAAGGAGAGGGGTAAAGTTTGTTACTGCCATTTTTTATCCTTATAGTCCATTCAGGATGCTGATTGCCTGTACGTAGGCTTTACTGGCAGCGGTAGAAGTCTGGTATGTAGGGGCTACACCTGTACCATTAGAAGTTAGCAATTGACCTGACGTTCCCACATTAGTAGAAGCCACGGCAAATCCTGCTGGGTAGGTAACAAACACGTCTTTTGTGCCAGCAGAAAAGTTTAACTCTGATGGCTGTGTGGCTGAACTATTGGACAAAACAGTTGTACGCGCCAGCGTCGTACCAGATGTTGAATACGTGCCAATACCCACTTCCCATTCATTTCCTGTTTGGCTTGCAATCGTATAGAAGGTTGTGTTTCCGTTACCAACTACAGCAAACGATTGAAAACCTGTAGCCGCGCCCGCAAGCGTGATGGTCCCCGTACCAGCCGTGGTAGTGGTTTCTTTTACGCGATCTGCTAATACAAGTGCCATGGTATTTCCTTACACCGTCATTGCAACATTTTGCCAGTTTGGCGTCCCGTTGTCATCTATTGTTGTCCAATAAAAATAATCCGCTGTGCCAACCTGACCTCTAGCTTGTACCCCGGTTATTGCAACCGTTCGACTTGACCCCACTGACCCCACACTGCCATTAGCCACCACACCATCTTCAGTTGGGTTGTTGGTCTCAGTGACATTACCCACATCGCCAGCGGCTTGAACACCAGTCAGGACAACAAAAAATTCTACCGATGAAATAGTTCCAACCGCGCCCGCAGCCTGTGCACCCTGAATACCAGCTTCAATCCCAAGCACCCCAATTGAACCCGGCTGACCAGCGGCCTGCGCACCATTAAGCCCAACCTCACTGCTTTCTGTAACATTTCCAACCGCGCCAGAAGCCTCAACTCCTGTAATCGCTACCGCTACAACTGGTGCATATACAACTGTTCCTACCGCGCCAGATGCCTGAACGCCGGTAAGGGCAACAACTACCGTAACCCCCGCAAGCGAGGCAAACGGTGCTTCAGCGAATGCGGAGATTCCAAACATGGCTACTCTAGCGGGTTACCCCGCCAGTCCTATTAGGTTGTAGCCAAGCGAATCAAAGCAGTCGAAGTTGTATTCGCTGGCATCGTCAACGTGAACGTACCAGCCGTGATTGTTTGCGATCCAAAGGTGTGAACGCTAATTGCCTTGTTTGATTGCGTAAAATTGTAAATCAGCACTGCGTCAAACGCTGTAGCTAAAGTCACTGTGGTGTATGTAATTGAAGCTGACGGAGTAAAAAACGCCACGCCCGCAGTTGCTGAAGCGTTAGTCGAAGTTGGAGCCGTAGCATTTGTTACCACCACGCCACCAGCGGTATAGCCAGTACCCGACACTTCATTAGAAGCGCTGTATGCTGTAGTGCTTGCGTTTACCGTAGCAGTTGTTAGATACAAAGCCGCTTTAAGCGTATCTGTAGTTGGTGCAGTCAAACTGGTTCGCGAAACAAGCGTTGCGGTGCCAAGCTGATGCTCACCCACCATAAGCTGTTGCATAAACGAGGTGCACATTGATTGTGTATTTGCCATTTGAGGCTCCTTTTAAAAATTAACCAAAAGATGCGGCTTCGATTTTCAGCCCCACAGATTTTTTCAATTGAACATGTGCTGAGCGGTGCACAAGTTCACCATCCAACCAATACTCGACCCAAGTGGTGTACTCGTTGTCATTATCAACGAAACCCTCTTTTTTCTCAAGCAGGGCCTCGTCCATTTCACCTTTTGTTGTGTTTACAAGTGCCATGTTTTCTCCTAGACAAGTCGAATAAGTGCGGATGTGCTAGTGTCAGCAGGCATCGTTACAGTGAAAGTGCTGGTTGATATTTTATCGTTACCAAAGTCCAAAACACAAACAGCGCCGTTTGCCCCAGCTTTATAGATCAAAGCCCCACGAGCAGTGATTGCGCCCGTCCAAGCTGCGCTTGCAAAATTGACGTAGATGGTGCTGCCGGTTGTGCTAAGAGCCGTGCTGACCGTGGCTGCTACTACCAACCCACCAGCCGCATAGTTGCCGCCAGAAGCCTCGCCGTCAGTGGTGTACGCCGTTGTCAGTTGGTTCAATGTAGCCAAGTTTGTGTACAGCGCCAAACGAAACGTATCCGTTGCAAAGTTCAGCGTCCCGTTGATCAGCCCAGTGCGCAACGTATTGCAGGAGAAGTTTCCCGTAAATGCCATCAGGTCACCGCCTGTCTATACTGACCAGAACGATACGCATCCTGACGCTCCATACCATCGCCAAGACGTTTAGCTTGTGAAAGAGCTTCTTTGTACTTGCCATCGTAAACAGCAAGTAAGTCTGTCTCACCCTTCATGTAAGTGTACGCCTCAACCAGTGCGCCATATAAGAGCACCGTATCAAAGTTATCGCCCAGCCATGAAGTGCCATTTGCGTTATCCACTGTAGCTACAGAAACAGAAAACCCAGTCCCTGTGCCACCAATATTGGTTGCTGATGCGGATAACACGTCACCAACTTTATACAAGCTCCCGCCGTTACGAAGAGCAACCGCTGTCACAGCGCCATTACTTACAGTGATATCTGCATAAGCCGCAGAGCCACTACCGCCAGTCAACTGCACGTTGTAATATAGACCACTGGTGTAGCCGGAACCACCTGTAGGCGCCCCCAAAGATGCAATTACCGCTTGCACAATAGACACGGGATAGTAGTAAAAATGCAGTTCTACCGTGTACACCGCATCGGGTGTTGGGCCAAGCAAAAACGTCAACTCATTTGTAATTGCGTTACCAACAATGGCTGGGCCAAACAATGCGTAGTATTTGGGAGCGCCCACATCTGTAGTGGGATTTGGGTATGCCGCACGAATGTAGTTCACGTCTTTGTTCAGCAAATACTCGTAGCTACCAGACGCATCAATTACCGCCAAAGAATATGTAGCAAGATAGTCGTTTGGAGCCTGAAGATATTTATTACCGGACTGAACGTTGCCCGTCATATTTTTACGCAAGAACGGAAACTGCACCGTGTTGTAGACACGCTGTTCTGCTTGCTGAATAAAACGGTTAATCTGTTCAATAGCTGTTTCTGTCGATCCGTTGGAAACGGTGAACTCCGGAAAAGTATTTTCCGTGTACGACTGAATATTGTTGAACAGTTGCGAGTAATCCATATCAAGCCATTGGGCCTCTTGCCATAACACCCTTGGTAGCCGCGCCAGTACCACGAATCTTGATACCTGTTGTCTTTGGTTCTTTGTATGGATCACGACTGATGTTGCCAACAGACATGTTCACATCATTAGCAGTCAAGCGGTTACCGCCGTCATAGCCATTGTTCTTGATGTCTACACCAGACTTACCATCCATAGTGTGGGGCGGCGCGTAGACTTTGGCATCGCCAACTTCTTTGCCCATTACCTTTTTGCTGAATTTAGCCATTATTTGCCCCTTGCGTTGCCGCGTTGGTTCACAACTTTTGCCATGCCACGTCCCAGAGTTTTCATCTGAGCGTTTGTCTTGCCGCCCTTGGCAAATTTCGTCATTGGCTGACCGGGATGCAGCTTCTTCTCGTGCTTATGCACGGCTCCAGCCATCATCTTCTTGTCCTGTTTTAAATCCGCTTTGTGCATTTCAAGCTCCTAAGTTACGCTTACCGTTACTGTACCTAATTCTACTGCCAACACTAAATTATTTGGTGTTAAAAGAGTGTCAAACCCACTTGCTCCACCAACGGGGTTGTATCCCCACTGAAAGACCCGACTACCCGCTTCTGGGTACCCAAACCCATCTTGAGTCAGGCTACTCGTCAGCGTAAGCTGTAGACCACTTTGACCAGACACTTCGTAGCTCACATCAGGGCGTGGGTCGCGTACGGCTTGCGGGTCATTGACTGGGTACATACCCAACTGCAACTGCGGCTGATCCGGATCCCAACATGATGGGCACACTTTGATATTGTATGGCTTGGTCTTAACGATCTGCGTCTTTAATTCCTTGAGCATGTACCTCTGCGAACATCTATCGCATTCAGCAATTGCATGTTTGCCTGATGCAAATTTATTAGGCATAGAACATATTTCTTGGCACAAACCTCAGTGGAGAGGTATCGCGGTCTTCTGACTGGGCTAGGTCCCACTGCTGCTCATACTCGGCCTTCAGGCCCATTACTCGCTGGGGGTCAACATTTGGCAGCTTCATGCTCAACAGATAAGCCAGCCCGGCCACTATGCAGGGGATAAAGCGGAACGGAATATCTTGCACGGTCACGCCCGTACCAGCATCCTGAATGCGGCGCATGCGGTAATACACAAACATGTACTGGTCACCAGGGGCATTAGGTGTTGGCCACACGTTAATAGCGGGTAGGTTCTGCACGGTTATGGCTGCGCCAGTAGTATGCGCTGCGGCAGTGGTGTAGTTTTGCCCACGGGCACAGTTAAGTAACTGATTGTTTACTGGGTCCACGTTGGGGTAGCTGATTGTTTCGTTATCAATCTTGATAAACCCAGCGGTAGTAAGTTTAGAAACATTTGACACCGTGATTGTGGTGGCTGTAGATGTAATAGTCCCGTTAAGGGTAGCCGTAGAGAGGTTTTCTTGGCCTGATTGGCGGTTGTACCAAACTTGAATTGGACGACCTTGCGCCAGCTTGTTTGGCAGACTCATGTAGGTTGATTCAGAAATGCCGCTGATGTTGATGTCGCTTTGGTTAGACGTAGCGTTGCTTTGGCGTATTACCATGTCTAGTAGGTTGATCGTGTCCACTGGCATGGGGTAAATAGCCTGACCCGTTACCATTGGAATCTGGCCCTGCTCTACAGTCCAGAAGTTCAAGCCACGGTTTGCCCACTCAATTGTCAACAGGTTCAAAGACCGCCGCGCTGTGCGGAAGTTATAGCCCGTGCGAAGTTCTTGACCGCAACGCTCAAACGCCTCTTCAATGAGGTCGTTCATGTCAAGGTCAAAGACTGAGGTGCCGGTGGTCTTAGCCATTATCTATACCCTGCTGTTTTCTTTGCGATGGTTTTAGGTTGTGCTACGAACTGCTTCCCTTTAGCTTTGCCAGCACGTTTTGCACGTGTTGTCGCAGCGTACTCAGAAGCGCTGAGACTTTTGATCGCAGCTTTTGGAAGGTATCGCTCACCTGTGTCAGAAGATTTTTTACCACTTTTAGTTGTCCAATCTTGTTTGCCCCAGTCCTTTAGGGATTGCTGTGGCTTTTTAATCACGATACCCACCACCAGCCGCCTTGTAGCGTTTGGCCATGACCTGCGCTTTTCTTGCGCTCCACTGCCCTGCACCCGTGCCAACGATTGCCGCAGCTTTTACACTGTTGAAAATACGTTTGCGTAGTTCAGGCTTGGTGTAGTTACCAGCAGCATTTACTTTTGACTTTACCTTACCACCCTCTTTGTACTCGGTGAAGTCAGTGTCATCCCGTCGGGCCTTTTCAGTACCTTTGGGCATTTTTGAGGCGCGGATTGCGCCCATACCACGGGAGGCCATCATTTTTTTACACCTTTAACTTTTTTGGCTAGAAACAATTTGTCAACCATCTCTATCCTCTGAGGTTTGGTCGTCACCTTGTTAATAATACCCAGCCGTTTAGGCTTACTCGCACCGTAAAACCCAGCCTTTTTTAAAGACTTAACTACACTAGCTTTGGGTTTTGCGGTTGCCATGTCAGCACATCCCGCCGTTTTTCATGGTGATCATAGTGCCGCGAGTCTTGCCTTTGACAGCGCAACCATCAGCACGGCTGGAGGCAGAAGAAACCTTACCGCCCTTTTTCATAGACGCGCCCATTTGCTTTTTACGCTTTTCCTCTTCATCGCCCGACTGTGCGTCACGCGAAATTACGGCAGGCAAAAGCCCAAGGCCACCAGCCGATGCCAGTTTACCCATCATGCCTTCGCCAGTAGCAATACCAGCGAGTGGAGATATATCACCGAGTTTCATAGTTAGCACATCTTTCCACGAGTTTTACCCCGTTGAGCAATACCGTCTGCACGGCGAGAGGCCGAAACAGAACCACCTTTTTTGTAGCTCATGTCAACTTCTTCCGGCATAAACGGTTTTTTGTTATAGGTCGCGCCTTCAGTAGTTTTTGGAGCAGAAACGGGGGGCGTATATCTTGGCTTGTAGTTCTTCATAGACTCTTCTTTTTGAGCCGTTCCCAAACTACGTGTAGCAGATTCGCTAGCTTCTTTGATCTTGGATTTTGCCAAATCAGAAGTCCCGCTACCAGCGGTCTGTTTAGCATTATCCAAATACGCCGCCATTTCTTGTTTCTTTTCAAGCTCAGTGGGGACTTTATTTGCGGAATCTGCGTCCTTCATTTTGGTGTTGTACTTCTTTCCACCAAACTCAAATTCTTTATCGCCAGCTTCACGAGCCGCACGAAATGCTTTACCAAATGCGCTTGTTGCCATGATTTATCCTTAACAGTATTTTTTAGCGCTACCGCCAGATTTCATAGTAATCATCTTGCCTTTGGTTTTACCCTTGGACTCGACACCACCGCCTTTGGCGTAAGCCATGCCGCCGCCCATCATCTTCTTCATGGCGGAGTCTTTCATCATCTTGCCGTCGGGCATCTTGTGCATACCTGCCATGCCACCCTTTTTCATTTTGCCTTCGCCATCTGCGGCAAAAGCTGGTATTTTTTTACCGTCTTTCATAACCATAGGCATGCCACCACTAGCCATGCCGCCTTTTTTCATGCCCATCATGGATGTATTGGCCATAGGAGTAGGCTTCTTCATGCCATCCTTAGCAGTGCTCATACCTTTTTTCATCACTGGTTTACCCATTTTTGTAGCCATATCACCACCTCTTTTAAAAGTTTTGCCTTTATCGGCGTTTGCAAAATCCTTACCCACGGTCTGTGGGACTCCGACTTTCTTGGCAAATGCTGGATTGTTAGCCACCGCCGCCATGAAATTGTGTTGTTTCTTACTTGTGCTCGGCATCGTCTTTCTTGCGGTTAAAAAGCTTCTTGACTGTTTCGGTTTCGTAGATACGAATAATCATCCACACAATGGTCAATATTCCGCCAACAAGCGCCACAACTGGAGTCATCCAGCCCATGAAACCACCAAGCCCAACAACCACAGCAGCGCCATCAGTCATTGCTTTTATGTCGTTATTCACGTTTACCTCAACAATTCCAAGCCCGTAGGCTTTTGTTAATCCTCGAATCTGGATCCCTTGCGGTTTCGGCGCTCGTCAATTTCGCTTTCATCCCTTTCATACGGGCGCAGAAAGAGTCTCGCCTGCTGCCGCCCTCGGGTTGGGGGGCTTTCAGACCCGGCTTCCCCGGATTCGCTGCATTGTAGGAAGCCCGACCTTTGGCGTTCAAGCCGCCCTTGTCCGATTTGCCTTCTTTGCGAGTCCATGCTGGGCTAGCCATAGAAAACTACTGCGGTTGTAGACGCAGCACAAACTGCTGAAATGTTTGTATCACACCGAATGCCTTCTCCGGGAATCGCAACATAGATTGATCCAATTGCGGCTGGCGCAGTAAAGGAGAATCTAGCAGTTCCGCCTGTACCATCATTGAGAACAACAGTTCCGCCTGATGGGTAGCTGATGGATATACCCTTGATACGGGCTGGACCAGCAAAAATAGTGGTAGTTGCCCCTGCTGCTGCCGCACCGCTTTTTACGTCTGTTTGCATCATAATCAATCTCCTTTAAAAAGGGGGCCGAAGCCCCGAAGATTAGTTACGTAAGATTACGAGCTTGAACGTATTCAACGCTGATAACACCCACACCACTACCAGTGTTTGTAGATGTAACAACAATTTTGACATCCGTAGTACCAACATCAATAAACGCTCCTGTGCGAGTAGCGTCAGTGCCGGGAGAGATGGTTACAACACCAATAGTGCCACCAGCCGCAGCACTTGCCGCTGTAAAAGCCGTAGCCAATGCTGTAGTGCCAACACCAAAGGTTGAAGCAACACCTGTCATCGCAGTTGTGATGTAAACGGTGATGCGAAGAATTTGACTATTCGCCGGTACAACAATAGTAGTTGCACTAGACGCTTGGGTAAAGTTGTTGGACTGGACCATAACAACTTGGCCTACATTGGCAATATCAGTTCCAACTGTAGTACCTGTGGTATTTTGAATCGTGCCAGCCCGCAGAGGGCCGCTAAACGTGGTATTAGCCATGATGTTTCCTTACATACAAGTGAAGTGCATTAGTCGGTATGTCGTCAGCCGGGACTGTCTAATGCACCGGATAACCCCGGGGTGGTTTAAATATACAACAAATGAAAGGGGGGCACAAGGCCCCCCAATCAATTAAGCGCCAGAAGAGGCAAACATACCCAGAGGGTCTGAGAAGCCAAAGCTGTAACGCTCACGAGACTTGTAACGAACGTTACCTGTATCGAAGTCACCATCCATCGACTGAGCCAAAGGCGAACGCACAAAGTGCTTCATACCGTTAGGCACGTCTGTGCACAAGAACCAAGCATTGGTATCAGTCAAGAAGTGGTTAATGGTATATCC